TATCGTATTCTTTTTAGACCATCTGTTGCACTTCAAGCCCGTGAACTTACTCAGCTTCAAACAATTCTTCAAAATCAAATTACGGTATTTGGTAGTCACACATTTAAAGATGGTACAACTATTGACGGATGTGCTGTAACATATCTTGATAGTGTACCATTCGTTCGTTTGTTAAATGATTTTAATACTAATCCAGGCAATCTTGCATTTTCAGCAATTGATAGTACATATCTAATTACAAACAGTAGAGAACTTGTTCCTACAGATAATACTGCTGTTCGTGCATTTGTGTTGATTGCAAATTCTGGGTTCATTGCCAACTACCCTAATACAAACTGTTTCTATCTTGATTATATTAAAACAGGTAAAATTACACAGGGTGGGGCACAACAATCTACATTTGCCTCTGGTGATCAATTGTTCATTTATGATTCAACACAAGATCATGCCGGAACACTTGATGCGACAAAGATCATTGCAACAATTAATGTTGCAACCCAAAATTCAACAGTAACCTCAATTTCTGGCAATGGATATGGTATTTCAGTATCTGATGGTTATATCTACCAAAAAGGTTTCTTCTTATCAGCTGAAAAACAAACCATTCTAGTAAAACCATTTGACCAAAGTCCTAATGGATATGTTGTTGGATATGAGACTAAAGAACTATTTGTCGATCAATATCAAGATGAATCTTTAAATGATAACGCCAGTGGATTTAATAATTATAATGCACCTGGTGCACATCGTCTAAAACTAGTTCCATCTCTTGTTGCTAAGTTAAAATCAGACCTTGCAAACAATATCAATTTCTTTGCTATTGCAGAATTTGATGGTGATAAGCCAACAGAACAACATACAGATACAGTTTACAATAAACTGGGCGATGAATTTGCAAGAAGAACATATGATACTTCAGGTGATTTTACTATTAAACCATTTATCATTGACACTAAACCATCATCAAATGTTGAGACATTTTACTATGAAGTATCACCAGGCCATGCATATGTGAAGGGATATAGTGTAGAAAAAATTGGTACAATGAACATTGAGGTTGATCGTGCCACAACTACAAATTCTATTTCACAAAAAGTACTCACTGCAAATTATGGTAATTATTTAATCTGTGATAACGTTGTCGGTGCAGCAGACTTTGATGTTGAAGGTCCTGTTGGTCTATATGATACACCTCAATATGGTATTGCATTATTCAGATCATCAAGTGCCGCTGCACAAGGTAATAAAATCGGTGATGCAAATATTAGAGCCTTGTTGTGGTACGATGGTTCTAAAGGAACCGCAACAGCTCAATACTATGTTTATCTATCAAACATTGTTATGGAAAATGGTTATAGTTTCAATGATGACGTAAAGAGTTTCTTTGGAGATGGTAATTATGGTAGCTTTATGGGTGATATTGTTCTTGTAAATGACAAGGCAATTTTGACTGATACTAAACAAAACAACCTAATTTTTTCACCGGGTATTGAAAACCTTAAAACCCTCTACACTGGCGCGGCAACACAAACTCTTTATACATTTAGAGAAACAATCACTTCTACTATTGCTAATACCACAGGTGTTGCAATCTTTAATATTAATTCTGCCGCAACGGGTGGTAATGAGGCATTGGATTACAGCCTAGGTCTTCTAGATACAAAGCAAAGAAATGATCTCAATTTTATCATTGGTGCTAATACCTACACAACAGATCTTAATGGGTTAATTACTGTAAATGAAAATAATCACGAAGTATTTGGTGTAAGTACTGCCTTTAGATCACAATTAAAATCAGGTAGTATTATTAGAATGTATGGTGGTACGGCATATTATACAGTTAATACTGTTTATTCTGATACATATCTTGATATTGTTGAATCACCATTTAATACTTATTCTTCTAATACATATTCATTGTTCTATCCTGCAGGTTCTATTTGGGATACATCAAATGCAACGGTGACTGTAACAAGTGATTCATCATTAACACTTGATACAAAGACACAATTTAATACCGACTCATGTCCTATGTGGGCTCAGGTAAAAATTACCAGATCAAATGCAAAACCATTACTAAAAGATATCAATAAAAATAGAATGGTTAAAATTGACTGTTCTACTAATGATGCTGGTTCAGAAGGTCCATGGGAATTAGGTATTGTTGATGTTCTAAAGCTTGATAGTGTATATGTAAATGCTAGTTATGCAAATACAGGTTCGGATGTAAAGAGTTGGTTTGTTCTTGACAATGGTCAAAGAGACAGTGAATATACAACAGCCAAGTTGACTATTAGACCTGAATATGCAGATAATATTACAAACAATTCTAAGATTCTTGTATACTTAGATCACTTTACGGCAAACACAACAGCTGCAACGGCAGGTGTTGGATTCTTCTCTGTGGATTCGTATCCAAAATCAAATACAGTGACCGATACAACAATTGGTTGGGCTGATATTCCTGTCTATCAATCTAAATTATCAGGTACAATTGGTCTCAGAGATGCTATTGATTTTAGACCATATAGAATCAATACAGCAGATTCTATTGCTAATACTGATCCCGCCAATACAATGGTAACAGTTAATCCAACTAAACCAACGGCTGAATTTGATACTAGCGGTGTAAATACATATCTTCCTGAACCAGATACAGATTTTATTTCTGATTATACACAATATCTTGGAAGAATTGACGTAATTACAATTAATACTGCTGGTGATATGACGGTAACAAAAGGGGTTCCTTCAAAGAAACCATTAGTTCCTTTCATTGACAATGACGTTACTGCTATTGGATCTGCATTTGTTCCTGCATTTCCATCTCTAACAACAAGAGAAGCTGAAAGTTATCCAGGTAGTACATTTAGAGTAATGGCACGTACTATTTCTAATCGTGGTTATACCATGAGAGATATTGGTGCTATTGAATCAAGAATTAAAAGACTTGAATACTATACTGTATTGAACGTTCTAGAACAGAATGCAAAAGATCTCAAGATTCCCGATTCAAGTGGATTCAATCGTTTCAAGAACGGTATCTTTGCAGACAATTTTGCCAGCAACGAGTTACAGAATGTTGCTGATTATGAAAACAAAATTGCTATTGATAAAGATAAAAACATTGGACGTCCATACTTTAAAAAGCATCCAGTAGATTTTATTCTTGATACAAACAGACTTTCTTCAGTAAAGAAAACAGGTACTCTTGTTACCCTTCCTTTCACAGAAGAACTTTATATTTCACAACCTTTCTCAACTAAGATTAGAAACTGTACAGAAGCATTCTGGAAGTTTAATGGTACTCTAAATCTTTATCCATCTGTTGATTATTTTCAAGACGAAACAACAACACCAAATGAGCCAATCACATTAGACTTTGCTCAGCCATGGAAAGATTTTGCTAATTCACCGTTTAATACATTCTATGGTGATTGGAGAACTACTTCTTCTTCCTCATCTAAAGGTGTTATTGATCCATCAACATTGACTGAGGCAGAAAAGGCCGCAGCAACATACGTTGGTTGGCGAGGTCCGGTTGGCCGTGTATTTTGGACTTATGAAGGAACAGTAACTACCAATAACCAAGAAAGAACTGTTGCTGAGCTCCAAGTAGATACCTCATCTAAATCATATGATTTTGGTACATACGTATCTGACTTCTCTATTCAGCCATACATGAGAACACGTACAGTTGCTGTTGAGGCAACAGGATTGAAACCAAATACTCGTGTATACTGTTTCTTTGATGATACAAATGTTAGTGATTATGTTGCTCCAGCTGTATATACAGATTCAACCAAACTTGCATCAGACTATGCTGATGGTAAAGAAAATCAATACCTAACACAAAAAGGTGGGTTGGGTAATACATTAACCACAGATGCAAATGGTATATTTTTGGGCATATTTAAAATTCCTGCAAATACATTCCGTGTTGGTGATCGTAAATTTACAGTATGTGATGTGCCAAATATTGTTGATGACGCAGAATCTATGATTACATCTGCATCCGCAATGTATTCTGCATCAAACATTTCTGTTACTAAAAAATCACAAAAAGTAAACGTTACTACACCGACTGTTAAATTTAATACCAAGTCAACTGAAAAACGTACAACACAAACTGTAACTAATGTTACATATGGATATTATGATCCGATCAGTGAATCTTTCTTTGCAAACGCAAATGAAGATGCTGCATCAGGATTTTATATTACATCAGTCGGTGTTTATTTTAAGACAAAAGATCCATCACTCGGTGTTACTTTATACATCATGGAATTAACAAATGGATTCCCTGATCTTTCAAGAGTATTAGGATCTGTTAATCTTAAAAATAGTCAAATTAACGTTGCCACATCCGATACAGAACAAGTAGAAACTAAATTTACATTAACATCACCAATCTTCTTGTCAAATTCTGGTAAGTATGTGTTTATGGTTCAACCAGAACAAAATTCACCCAACTTCCAGATCTATACAGCAAGATCAGGTGGGATCGATTTCTCATCTGGTAACCAAGTATATTCTGATCCTTATGTTGGAACATGCTTTATTTCTGCAAACAGAATTACATGGACTCCATTACAAAAAGAAGACCTTAAATTCAACATCTACAGAGCCAAGTTCTCATCATCTTCAGGAACTGCATACTTTGTAAACGATGCTGATGAATTTATTGTTGTTGATGGCTTCAATAGAAAATCAGCAACAAATGCCATCGAAGTAAACGATGTTGTCTATTCTGGTAACTTTACAACAGTAAACATTTCAACCTCATATGGAACACCACCATTTGGTATCGTGAGAGGTGTTGATGAAGGTAATGGTACTATTGTAATTGAAAAGTCAACAGGTGGATTTACGTCTTCAACAACTGCAAACAATACATTGTGGATTTATAGAGTAGAAGACCCATCTAATACATCATTGATTACCTATGAAAATCTAGTTGCAACAGCAAATGTAACTAAACTTGATAAAATTAAATATACAGCTGTTGTTCCTCAATTTAACTTTATCCAACCTCAAAAAACCGGCGTGTATATGGGATTCAAGGGTATGGATGATCAGTATGTGATGGATAATAGTTATTCATCTGTCAAATTGGGTAATGAAGTTGAGTTCATTGATAAAGAAAGATATGTGTATTCATATTCAACTGAGGTTGCGGTTGATTCAGGTAATTCAGCTGAATTTGCAATTACAATGACTGTTGATACAGGATCATATATTTCACCCGCGATTGACTTGTCAAGAAAAGCATCATTGTTTGTTGAAAATATTATTAATAATAATGCAACCAACGAACACCTTAAATCAGGTAAGGCGGCAACTAAGTACGTATCTAAGACAGTTGTTCTTGCTGATGGTCAGGAAGCTCAAGATCTACAAGTATATGTCTCTGCCTTTAGACCTTCTGGAACCGATGTTCTTGTATATGCTAAATTGTTACAACAGACAGATCCAGAAGATTTTGATTCTAAAGTATGGACACAGTTGTCTTATCTAAATGGAAGTGGTGACATCTATAGCCAGTCAGCAAATCCAGAAAATTATATCGAGTATCAATATGGATTCCCGTCATCACCACCTGTAACACATGGTGCATTTATCAATGCTGACAATTACAATGAGGTTGAGTATACATCAAATTCAGGTGCAAGAATGGTAGGATTTAAATACTTTGCAATTAAGATCGTATTACTTGCAACAGATACAGTTACCGTTCCAAGAATCCATGATCTAAGAGCAGTGGCAATGCAGGTTTAAAAAATGAAAGAATTACCGGTAGATGGCTTTATAAGATCACCTCACAATCCAGGAGCTATTATCAATACAGATAATAGAGCCCTGGAGGCGTATAGATTACAAAAACAGCGAAATAGAGAAATAAATAATACTATAAAAGACATGGAGACTGTTAAACAGGACATGGTTGAAATTAAAGCACTATTAAAAGAATTGCTCGGAAAAAATAAATGACAATAAACCTTACGCAAATTAATTCTTCTACCGATACATTTGGCCAGTGGGTTTATAAAACCAACTTGATGATCAATGCAATTTCTAATAGTGTTGTAACAACAAATTCTAACACAACTACCGGCAATGCTGCGATTACTGGTGCATTCTATGCCAATGCATATTATACAAAAACGCTTTCAGGTGGATCATGGTCTAGTACCGGCACACCAGCCCCAACAGCTGCAAATCTTAGCATCGTATCAAACGTTGCATTTACAGGCGCCATTACAAAATTAGGTCTCGCGGCAAACGTAGTAATTAATGGTGGATCTGCTGGTAATAGAGTTGTAACAGTTAATGCTGATGCAGGTAATACTTTATTTGTTGGTCAATTAAGAGCTGATACAGATCTTGAAGATATTAGTATTGTTTTACCGACTGACGGCGACATTCTCGTCTACAATGATAGTACAAGTCAATGGATCAATTCTAAGATTGAAAGTATTGTTGACATTACTCTTGCCAACAATGTTACTATTCAAAATTCTGTTGTTATTGGTACCACATCTACCAATACAGTTATGAATGCAACACAATTAAGAATTGCCAATTCTTCATATTCAGTGGTTGTCAATGCAAGTTCATTTGTTGCAGGCAATACAGCTCAAAATACTGTTGTCAATTCAACATCTGTATTTACAGGTAACGTATATGTCAATGATCTATCAGGAAATGTTAGTAACCTGCAATCAGGTCTTTTGACATTATCAAAGACCACAAACCCACAATATACAGCAAACCTTTCATCGACCACTATAAATATAGCTAATGTTAACTCCAATTTAATATCAGCAAACATTGTATCTGCTGTTACGGTTAATGCATCAAATAATATTAACCTAGCAGGTCAGGATCTTCTTCAATACGTATTTTTATATTCACTAAATCTGTAAGGTAAATAATGAAACAACTTCTTTCATTCTCTCCAAAGTTTATTCCATCATTAAATGCCATCGATTTTTCTGGTAAACCTGACGGATTTTCTATTAACAAATTATACGCTGTTGTTAACGTAACACGCAATATTCCAATTTATGCGGCCGGGTTGATTAATCTCGGGTATTCATCAATTGATGCTATTAATCCAGGTTTGGTTTATCTTAATTACGATGTAACAACACACGAGCCAACCGATATTCTTAATGTATACTATGATTCATCACCATCATCTACTTTTGAAGTAAATTCAGCCCTTGAAAATGGTGGTCAATTACAAAGAATTCAAGAAACACTTGATCAAATGTTGGTTGAGATGAGAGTCCAGACACTTGTATTAAGTGAAGGGTTTAATGGTAGAAACTTGAATAGAGATGATATACTTGCGTTAAGAACAGATATAAATAACTTTAATACCGATCTAACAACTATTTAATTTTTTCTAAGGAGTAACTAAATGCTAATTCAAGGTCAAGTAGGACAGGCTCTTCCTGCATCATCAGGTTCAACACCAGCAGTTCGTGTTGGTAACTTGGGTGATATGATTGTTTCAGAACTTCATGGTCGTTATTATGAAACAACTTATCGTCGTAATATGTTTGTTGGTACATCAACAGGTCAAAACATCAGCGTTGGTGGTAACGTATCTGCAGGTACAACAGCAAACACAGCAATTCTTTATAACCCAGTATCTTCAAACGTAAACCTTGTTCTTAATAAGGTTGGTATCAACACATCAGTGGTTGGCACTGCTAACGCTATTGTTGGTCTTGCAACTGGTTTCTCAGCAACAGGTATTGGTTCAGTTGTTTCTCCATCAACATCAACAGGTGGTACAGCTGTAACTCGTGGCGCAGTTCCTGGCCAACCAGCTGGACAGGGTGTTGTTTATGCCTCAGCTAACCTAGTAACAGGTTCAACAGTTTCACATTCATTGACCTCAATTAACAGTGCCGTTGCAACACAAGGTACAGTAGTTGATCTTGAAGGTTCATTGATCGTTCCTCCAGGTGGTTTCGTTTCTCTTTATGCAACAGCTGCACAGACTGGTTCTCAGTTTGCTGTTTCATATCAGTGGGAAGAAGTTCCACTTGCTATCTAATATTATAAATTAGATTGAGCTCAATTAATGCCGGCTAGTCCGGCATTTTTTGTCTATAAATATCAGGTAAGTCTTTATAAGGAGAAATTGTTATGGAACTAACTAAAGAAATGATATTGGAAGAATTTCCACATGCCAAGCCAGAGATTGTTGATGCACTATGTGGTTCATTGGAAGTATTAGAGGATTATGGTATTGATACTCCACTTCGCCTTGCTCACTTCTTGGCACAATGTTCACATGAATCAGGTGGATTCAGAGCCGTAGAAGAAAATCTTAATTATAAAGCAGAGACATTAACAAAGATCTTCCCAAAATATTTTAGAGATAAAGATCCAAATGATTATGCAAGACAGCCAGAAAAAATTGCCAACCTGGTTTATGGTGGGCGTATGGGCAATGGTCCAGTTGAGTCGGGTGACGGTTATCGTTATCGTGGTCGCGGGCTTATTCAGTTAACTGGCAAGTCTAACTACGAACGTTTTGCAGCAGGCATTGAGGCAACATTAGAAGAAGCCGTTGAATTTTTGACAACACCAGAAGGTGCAATTGAATCAGCAGCCTGGTTCTGGGCAAATAATGGTTTGAACGAACTTGCTGACACTGATGATGTTACAAAAGTAACTAAGAAGATTAATGGTGGTACTATTGGTCTTGCAGAACGTGAAGCCCATACAGAAGCATTTAAGGAAATGCTCGGGGTTGATTAATGCCTAATGTTGCTATGTATTTGGATACCACCACGCATGGTGGTTCTATTGTAGTACCGAGTCCTGTTGCAACACGTTTTTTTTGTGAAGGTGGAAGACCCGTTGCAACAGTTCTTGGTACTGTAATTTGTCCATTTCATGGTTATACTGTAATTTTAACAGGAAGTGGCACAGTATTGGCTGGTGGCTTACCAGTTGCTGTATCAGGTTCTATAACATCTTGTGGTGCATTGGTTATTGGTACTGCTGCAAGAACCTTTGCACCATTAACCATTCCTTTAGGTGCGTTTACAGTCGGAACTAATGTTCTTAGTCCAGCTGCATCACCTGGAGTTCCTGCATTAGCTAGTGGCGGAGTTTTAGTATGAGTCAACATATATTTTCACAGGGTGAAGTACTTAGTGCAATCAACCTGAATGCAAACTTTGATGAATTGTATGGATTTGTGGGTCCTCAAGAACCTATTGGTATTACTACAACACCAGGTGCAACAGGTACGATTATTTTTAATTACAATGATAACGTATTCATACAATATTTTTCACAAGCATCAGCATCTAATTTTGCCGTAAAATTTAGGGGCGATGCTTCTACTACTTTGAATAGTCTATTAGGAATAGGTAAATCATTGACCTATGTTTTGTTGGTTACCAATGGTTCAACAGCATATTATCCGAACGGATTTACTGTTGACAATGTTGCCGTGGTTCCTAAATGGGTTTATGGTGCAACACCAACATCCGGCAATCCAAATGCTATTGATTCGTATACATTTACATTAATAAAGACAGCTGATAATACATTTACAATATTAGCATCGCAAAACAAATATGCCTAAAAGACAACAATATGGTAATAGGTCCATTTATGATTATGAGGCCTTATTAAAAACCAGGAATCCACCAACTGCCTTTGTAAAAGTTGGTGGAAAGGCATTTATTAAGTATATTCCGGCTATTCCTTACTATCCAGTAATAGCTAAAGGTGGTCTGTATCCACTTACATATTCTGTATCACCATCACTGCCAAATGGACTTTTACTTAGTTCATCAAATGGAATGTTATATGGTACACCTCTGGCAACATCAACTGCATCAGAGTATACCATAACAATTACAGATTCAGGTGGTAGATCAGATTCAGCAAATACAATTATATTAGTATCTTCAGGTGTAATTTACTCACCTACTTTTACAGAAAATATTAAAAATTATAATTTAAAAAATGCTGCAATAGCAGGAGCAACGAATGGCCTAGTTACTGGATGGAATGGATTTGATGTAATTGATATTCTATTAAGTATTGATAATGGTGTATATTGTTATAGTGATAACACTCAAATATACGCTTTTGATACTGATACAGGATATCCATCAGGTAGTACCATTTTTATTGTAAACAATAGTGGTTCAATTGTTGGTCATGGAGGTGCAGGTGGTAAGGGTGGAGGAGGAAATGTTCTTTCACCCGGACAATCTGGTGAACAGGGTGGTAGAGCAATTAAAGCATCAACCCC